CTTCGAGATCGACGAGTATGGGCGCGTGAAGTACAAGTTTTGGGACAAGAACGCGGCGCTCGAAAAGCTGTTCAAGCACAAAGGCCTGTACGAGGCTGACAACAAGCAGAAGCCCGCCGAACTGGTCACCACCATTCGCCTGGTGCCGCTGGAAGCTGATCCCGACAAGCCCACGCCGACATGACCGGCGTCGTTGACCTGCAGATCCCGCCGAAGCTGATCCCGGTGTTCACCGGCGAGGCGGACGTGCGCTGGGCCTGCGGTGGCCGCGGGTCGGCCAAGACCATGACCTTCGCCAAGATGACGGCGGTACGGGCCCTGATGTGGGACCAGGCCGGGCGCGAGGGCGTGATCGTCTGCGGCCGCGAGTTTCTGAATTCCATCGAGGACTCTTCGCTGGCCGAAGTCAAAGCCGCCATCGAGTCGGAGCCGTGGCTGCGCGAACACTTCGAGATCGGCACCAAGTACATCAAGACCAAGAGCGGGCGGATCTCCTACAAGTTCAGCGGCCTGGACAAGAAAACCATTCTGTCGCTCAAGTCCAAGGCCAAGATCCTGCTACTGTGGGCGGACGAGGCAGAGCCCGTCACTGACACCAGCTGGGACATTGTGATCCCCACGCTGCGCCAGGAGGACAGCGAACTGTGGGTGACGTGGAATCCCAAGCGCAAGAGCGCGCCGGTCGAGCGCCGTTTCCGCTTCACAAAGGACCTGCGGTACAAGGGCACAGAGATCAACTGGCGGGACAACCCGCGTTTCCCGGCCATCCTCGAGCGCCAGCGCCAGCGTTGGCTGCTGACGGACCCCGACAGCTACGACCACGTGTGGGAAGGTGCCTACGCCACGGCGGTGAAGGGCGCCTACTTCACCAAGCAGATCGCCGCCATGAAGCGCGAGGGCCGGCTGTCCCGGGTGGCGATCGACCCCAACATGAAGCGCCGGCTGTTTGCCGACATCGGCGGTACCGGCTCGAACTCCGACGCCTTCACCCTATGGGGCGCGCAGTTCATCGGCCGCGAGATCCGGGTGCACCACTACCACGAGGCTGTGGGGCAGGAGGTCGGCTACCACTTGCAGTGGATGCGGGAGCACGGCTACCAGCCGGAAAACACCGAGATATGGCTACCCCATGACGGCGCCACGCATGACAAGGTGTTCAACGTCAGCTACCAGTCAGCCCTGGAAGCGGCCGGCTACACCGTCACCGTGGTGCCAAACCAGGGCAGGGGGGCCGCCATGGCCCGGATCAACGCTGCGCGCCGGGTGTTCCCGTCAGTGTGGGTCAACGAGGCCACCACGGCGCCGGGCATGGAAGCCCTGGGCTGGTATCACGAAAAGTGGGACGAGGAACGCGACATCGGCCTGGGCCCTGAGCACGATTGGGCAAGCCATGGCTCTGACGCCTGGGGCCTCATGGCCGTGGTGGCAGAGGATGCCATGCGGCCGGGCCGGGGCCTGGACCGGGACCAGGGCAAGCCATTCAGGCGCGGCAACCGCCCGATGGCCGTCTGATTCTCGTGGCAAGCATGATACTTTCCTACGCATGGTCACCGGCTGGCAGACTACTTCTGTACGATTTCTGCTGGAGCACCAAAAGCCGGGCTAAGCGCGATACCAAGAAATTGGTCGCGTAATGCTGACTGTGGGCAACCACGTCACCGCGAACGGCGCGGGCCATACTGACGGCCACTCTAACCGGGTGGCCGTTTTCTTTGGTGCGATTCTCGTGGCAAGCATGGCAACCTTCCCGGACTTTCTCGGGGGTGTCAATGGGTGCTTCGCTCGATCTGCGCAAAGCGCATGCGCATCACAATTTCGGTGAAATCGTCCAGATCCTGACATGGGTGAACGACGAACGCGCTATGGTGCTGGTGCCGGCGCACCGCAAGAATGCGCCTTGGTTCATCGTCTGCGAGTCTGCCGCATGGAAATACGGCGAGGACCGCTACTTGGTCGAGCAGTCCAAGAAGGCCGCCGAAGCCCTTGGCATGGAGGGCGCCCACACTTGGCTCAAGATCGCCGCGATCATCGAGGAAGGCCTGCCGGACCTGATCCGCATGCCATCGGCGCCCATGCCGTCCTACCTCAAGTCCACGTTTGGGCACATGGAACTGCGCGAGAACGGCAAGACCATCGCGTCCGAGGACATCAAGATCGAGACCGAAGGCGCTGAGTACGCGCCGGCCACCGTCCACTGACCGGCATGGCCAAGTTCGACGTTACCTCGAATCACAACGCGCCAGGCGACCAGTTCTTTGATGCGCTGGACCTGGCCAAGCCGCGCAATGAGGTCGCCATCAAGCCGGCGCACGTCCTGGACGGGGCCGAAGCGCGCAAGGTGCACCGCCAGCTGCTGCAGTGGTTTTACTACGAACGCGAGAAGCAGTCGACCAACCGCCTCGAAATGGCGATGGATGCCGACTTCTACGACAACCTGCAATGGGATCCCGAGGACGCGGCCGATGTGACCAGCCGCGGCCAGATGCCGCTGGTGTACAACGAAGTCGCGCCCATGGCCGACTGGATCATCGGCACCGAGCGCCGTTCGCGCGTCGACTGGAAGGTGCTGCCGCGCACCGAGGATGATGTCAAGGCGGCCGACATCAAGACCAAGGTGCTCAAGTACGTCTCGGACGTGAACCGCACCGCCTTCGTGCGCTCCCGGGCTTTCGGTGATGCGATCAAGTCCGGCCTGGGCTGGGTGGATGACGGCGCGCGCGACGACCCGACCAAGGACATTCTGTACTCGAAGTACGAGGACTGGCGCCGCGTGTTGCATGACTCGGGCGCCTACGAGCTCGACCTGGAGGACGGCCGCTACCTGTTCCGCTGGCGCTGGGTGGACGAGGATGTGGCCTTGTTCATGTTCCCGGAACGCAAGGACCAGATCATGCGCGCCGTGAGCGAGGCCACGCAGAACTCCGACATCAGTTGGGAGGAACAGAACTGGAACACCGAGAACATCGCCAACGTGCGCATGTCCGGCCAGATCTACGCCAGCGGTACCGGCGTGACGGTCGACGCGAAGCGCCGGCAGTTGAAGCTGATCGAGGGGCAATACCGCATGCCGGTGAAAACCAAGGTGATCGCCAGCGGGCCCTTGAAGGGCGCCATCTTCGACGAGCGCGACCAGGTGATGCGCGAGGCCCTGGGCTCTGCCGGTGGATCCATCGTGGACCGCATCATCATGCGCGTGCACACCGCCGTGTTCACCGAGACCGACATGCTGGGCATGGGCCCGTCGATCTACCGGCACAACAAGTTTTCGCTCACGCCCTTCTGGTGCTACCTGCGCGGGCGCGATCGCATGCCCTACGGGGTGATCCGGCGCGTGCGTGACGTGCAGCAGGACCTGAACAAGCGGGCCAGCAAGGCCCTGTTCATGCTGAACACGAACCAGATCATCATGGACAAGGGTGCCGTCGATGATCCGAACGAGGCGCGCGACGAGGCGGACCGGCCTGATGGTGTGATCGTCAAGAACGCCGGCAAGGAATTCGACCTGCGCCGCGACACGGATGCGGCCACCGGCCAGATCCAGATGATGACCCTGGCGGCGCAGTCGATCCAGAAGTCGGCCGGCGTCAGCCAGGAGAACATGGGCCGGCAGACCAATGCCGTGTCCGGCGAGGCGATCAAGGCCCGCCAGATGCAGGGGTCCGTGGTCACGACCGAACCTTTCGACAACCTGCGCTTCGCCGTGCAGGTCCAGGGTGAAAAGCAGTTGAGCCTGTCGGAGCAGTTCTACAGCGAGGAAAAGGTGATCCGCCTGACCGGCGCCAAGGGCGCTATCGAGTGGGTCATCATCAACAAGCCCGAACTGCAGCCCGATGGGTCCGTGCGGTTCCTGAACGACATCACCAACTCCATGGCGGACTTCGTGGTGGCCGAACAGGACTATTCAGGCACGCTGCGCCAGGTGATGTTTGAGTCGCTGAGCCAAATGTCCAGCCGGCTCCCGCCCGAAGTCAGCTTGCGGGTGCTCACGATCGCCATGGAGTTCTCCGACCTGCCCAACAAGGACGAGATTGCGGAGCAGCTGCGCAAGCTGACCGGCGATCGGGATCCGAACAAGGAAATGACGCCCGAGGAAATGCAGCAGGTCCAGACGCAGATGGAGCAGCAGGCCGAAGCCATGGAGATCCAGCGGCAGACGGCGATCACGGCCTTGGACGAACAGCGCGCCAAGGTGCGCGAGCTCAACGCCAAGGCCGCCAAGCTGGAATCCGAGGCGGAAACCGCTGGCCAGGGCCTACCGCCCGAGGTCGAGCGCCAGATGCGCCAGATTCAGGAGCAGGCCGCCAGCGAACTGGACCGGATGTCGAAGGAACTGGCCAAGGCGCAACAGGCCGCCATGGACAAGACCCTGCAGGTCAACCGGGAAGCGGACACCAAGATCGAGACCGCCCGGATCACGGCGGACGCCACCGTGCGCGCTGCGGAGATCCAGCAAGTCAGCGATCAACGCCTGGCCCCATTGCTCAAGAAGATCGACGACCTGGTGCGCCAGGTGGGCGAGGCCCAGGCGCTGGCCACCGAGGCCAACAAGCGCGCGGAGAAGATCGAGAAGATGCCACCACCTGAGCCGGCGCCCGCGCCTGCCCCGGCCGCTGAGCCGGCGCCGGCACCCGCTCCAGCTGCGCCCATGACCATCAATGTGAACGTGGACGCAAAGCAGGGCGCCGTGAACAAGTCGGTTGTGGTCGAGCGCGACGCGCAAGGCAACATGCTGGGCGCCACGCTCAAGGTCGAGCCGGAATCGGACAAGAAGGGCAAGACCAATGGCTGAACCGACATCCACATCGTCATTCAGCATTGCGGCGCTCTCGATCGCCCTGCTGGGGCCGCTGGCCGGCCCGTTCGCCCTGATCGTGTTCGCCGCGCTGTCCGGAGCCCTGTGGGCTGTGGCCGCATCGACAGAATCATCGCGGTTGGCCGGCGCCTGGATGCTGGTGCGCTGCACGCTCTTGGCCGTCATCATCACCGGGGGGCTGTCGGCATGGATCCAGTCCATGTACGACATTCCTGCGCTGGAGCTACTCGCGCCAGTGGCTTTTGTCAGTGCCGCCATGGGGAACAAGTGGCAAACCATCTTTGCCTCGCTGGTCGACGCGATACAGACCGCGATGGCACGCTTTTTCAAACAATCCAACGGAGCCGACAAACATGAGTAATGCGCTGCTGTTCCTGGCGCACGAACTGCTGTGCCTGGCGCTTTTCTATGCGGTGTTCTGCCGCGCTGCCAAGACCAGCGATGTCACGACCAAGCGCGAAGTGCGCCTCGTGCTGCTGATGGAGGGGACGATTGCTGCCGTGGGGCTGTCCATTCCCCTGACGCACGACTTCAACCCGACATTCTTTTCCGTCTGCCTGCTGGGCGCGATGGTGGTACCCAAGGTGGTATTCGCCCGCGGCTGGGCTGATGGCCCCCCCGTCACCGTTCTGAAAGACACCGCCAATGGCTAAGTACATCGAAGTCTCCCGCCTGGTCGCCGCTGGCGTGCACCCCACGCAGGCCCGGATCTTCGCCGGCCCGCTCGATGCCGCCTGTGAACGGTTCGACATCACCACGCGGGAGCGCATCGCCGCCTTCCTGGCTCAGGGCATGCACGAGTCGGCCAACTTCACGCGCCTGGAAGAAGGGTTGTTCTACACCACGCCCGAGCGGATCCGCGCGATGTTCCCGTCGACCGTGAAATCGCTCGAAGAGGCGCGCGCCTTGGTGCGCAACCCCAAGGGCCTGGCCAACCGGGTGTATGCAAACCGCAACGGCAACGGGCCCGAGGCAACGGGCGAGGGCTGGCTGTACCGCGGCCGTGGGATCTTCCAGACCACGGGCAAGACGAACTACCGCCAGGCCGCACAGATTACCGGACAGCCCCTGCTGGTTCGCCCGGACCTGCTGCTGATTCCTGAGCACGCGGCCATGTCGGCGGCCGGCTACTGGAACGAGAACAACTGCAACCGCCTGGCCGATGCGAACGACTTCGACCGCATCACCAAGGCCGTGAACGGCCCCGCCATGGCTGGCCGCGAGGATCGGCGCAAGCATTTCGAAGAAGCCATGGAGGCCTTCGCGTGATCAATCCCTGGCTGATCGTCGGCTTGCTGGTCGCCTGGGGCGTGTCGATCGCCGGGGTGGGCCTGACCGCCTTCGACATGGGCCAGGACCGTGCCAAAGCCAGCCAGGCCGAAAAGCAGGCGCTGGTAGCCGAAGCCGTGGATGCCGCTCTGGCCACAGCGGCCACGGCGATCGCAGGTATCGAGATCAAGCACCAGACCATTCGCCAGGAGATTCAACGTGAAATTCGCACGAACACTGTCTACGCTGATTGCCGTCACTCTCCTGGTGGGCTGCGGGGCGTCAACGATGCCCTTGCAGGCGCCGAAGGCGGATCCCCTGGTGGTGGCGAACTGCCCGCCGCTGGCGCCCCTGCAGGACGACTCATTCGGAGCGACAACAGCCAAGCTGGTGGAAGTCGCGGGGATCTACCACAAGTGCCGCGCGGCGGCGCTCAAGGGAAGTAAATAGGAGAAACGACATGCCCAAAAGCACAGCAACCAGCAATTCCATTCTTGCGCTGATCTTGAACGCCACGGCCTGGGCCGACCTGGCTGAGAACGATGCATCCTCGCCATCCACTGTGCTGTACGTGCGGCTGCACACCGGCGCCCTTGTTGCTGGCGATCCCGGCAACACGCTTGAGGCCACGTATGGTGGCTATGCCCCTGTTGCGGTGGCCAGAACCACCTCGGGCTGGGCGGTTCCGTCATCTGGCCTGAGCGACAACGTCGCGGCGATCTTGTTCGATGAATGCACATCGGGCTCCAATGTGATTTCGCATGTGTCGATCAACAAAGCATCGTCTGGCACTGGTGCATGCCTGTACTCGGGCGCGCTGGCGGCCTCCCGCACGATCACTGCCGGCATCCGGCCGCAGTTTGCCATCGGCCAGCTTGACGTGACCGAGACATGAGCGATTACCAGTGCGAGAAATGCGGCGCCCCGGCAACCCTCGGCCCTGAGGGCGTGGTGCGTTCGTGCGACTGCGGCGTGGCTGTCGTAGCGAACATGCAGGCGGTCGTCAATGGTGAAGGCCACGCGGCAGTCACCCCCGGCAATTCCATGATCGAATTCCTGCGCAAGATCGGGCAGGCGGTGCTGAACCGTGGGCTATAGCCGCGTTTCCGATCTCGCTCGGTCTGTCGCCGCCGGTCGACAGTACACCAGCCATTTCCGCAAGAACCCGCCGCACACGACCGTCGCGGGCAACTGGTACGACCTGTCTGTGGCCTCTGGCTTCCCCAGGCCGAACTACTACGCAGCCTCTCCGCTGACCGCCAAGACCCTGGACGCCGCGGACGGCATCTACCACGGCGAGAACAAGGCACCCAAAACCAAGCACCTGGCGCGCTGGAGCCTCTGCTCCCCGACTGCTGGGGCCATTGGCGGCCCGGTCAAGCTGTTGGACTACCTGCTCTACTACCCGTTCATTGATGGCGATGCGGTGGGCGAAGACCAGAACATGACCAACTTCGAGGACGACGCCGCTGTGCCGGCGTTGCCTCGGTATGCGGACGGTGTCGGGGTCTACGCGATGGCGGTCTGCGTTGCGCCCACGGTTGGCGGCGGGTCGTTCACGGTCACCTACGTGGACTCCAGCGATGTCGAGCGCACCAGCCCGACCATGGGCATGAGCGTGGCTGCGTTGAACATTGCCTCGCTGGTGACCTGTGAGGTGGCCACCGCCGGGGCCGGTGGGCCGTTCCTGCGCCTCGGCAACCAGGGCATCAAGCGCATCAAGCGGGTGAACATGCTGACTGCCTCGGGCGGGTTGTTCACGATCGTGCTGGTTGCACCACTGGCGACCTCGACCATGCGCGAAGCATCGACCGTGCGGGAAATCGAGTTTCTGACGCAGATCCCGGGCCCGCCTCGGGTGTTCGATGGCGCCTACCTCAACATGATCATCCAGCCCACGGCCACCCTTGCGGGCGGCGTGATCACTGGCCACCTCGATTTTCCCTGGAGCGAATGATGGGTTATAGCAGCCACGACGACATGATCAGCAAGATCACGACCAGCGCCAAGTACAGGCGTTTGGAGATGAGCAAGAACATCACGCCCGCGCACACCGCAACGGCTGGCTGGCACCTGCTCAACGGCCTGGCGGGTTACCCCAACGCGCAGACGTTCCCCGGCACCGATCTGGTGTTCCAGTCCTGCTGGGAAACCACAGGCGACGGCACGGTGGTGGCCGGGCCGCAGCATGGCGGGGTGGTCGCCCCCGACACCAAGCACATCCTGAATATCGGCGCACTGATCAACGCGGCTGCCGGCGCTCCCTGGCAGTTGAAGCTGGTGGACCTGCAGGGCTACTACCGCCTGTCCACCACCAACGTGACCGGCACCGGCTCGCGCGTGCTGATCAACAGCAACACCTTCACGGCGTCGAGTTCCTCGGGCCTGCTGGCGACCTACACCAACGACTTCAACACCTTCACCAAGGTTCGGGTGTCGAATTCTGGCGGCGCTTTGCCCACCGGGCTGGCGATCAATACCGACTACTACCTGGTGCGAGCTTCCGCAACCACTGCGCGGTTTGCAACTTCTCTGGCCAACGCAATCGCGGGCACCACCATCGCCTTCACGGACGCAGGCACCGGCACCCACACCCTGCGGATCCAGATGCGCGCCGACCAGGGCATCGGCTGCCAGGCGTGCCTGGTGGTACAGACGGCCCCCACAGCAGGCGGCCCGAACTTGACCGCCAGCGCCTACGATGCGCCCGGCGACTACAGCGGCACGGGCACCCGGGCATTCCAAGGATCTCCAACGCACGGCGCTGCTGCTGACGCATACGCAACCCGGGTGCTGCACTCTGGCGTGGTGGCCGGTCGCTACGGTCCTTTCTACCCGCTGCAGGGCGCCGACACCGGAATTGCTCGGATCAACAGCTTCACGCTGTCGGCAGGCGTTGCCTACACCGGCACGGGCGTGCTGGCCATGGCCATCGTCAAACCTTTGGCAGACATCATCCTGCCGGCCAGCGGCGTCTACAGCGAGCGCGACCTGGTCAACCAGTTGCCCTCGATGCCGCGTGTCGACGACGGAGCATGCCTGTCGTGGATGCTTTTTGCCACGGGCGCGACGACCAACCTCTCGCCGTTCACCGCCAACATTGATGTCGGATGGGGTTGACATGGCGCTGGTGCTGAACGGCAATCGCCTGCTGGCCGGCCCTGCGCAGTATCGCAACGGGGCCAGTGCGCTGGTGTTCGAGCGCACCAGTTTCCAGCGTGGCGGCCCGATTCGCAACTTCCACCTGGGCGAAGCTACCGGCACAGCATCTGATCGCGCCGGATTCCCCAACGGCGCGGAAGGCTCGGACACCTGGTCGATGCCGCGCAAGGGTGGCGGGCTGGCTGCGTACACCACAATCCAGGGCGCCGGCAACCTGACCGCCAGCGACCTGCAGCCCATCTTTGAGATCGCCGGCAGCATGGCAGGATCTGGCGACCTGGCCGGCGCGATGTCGCTGCTTTCGGGCATGTCGGCAAGCCTGGCCGGATCCGGAAACCTGGCCGGTGCGCTGCAGGCCCTGAGCAACATGGCTGCGTCAATCGGCGGCAGCGGCGATGTAGCCGCGGCACTCGGACTGCTTGTGTCCATCCAGGCAGTGGTCAGTGGATCGGGAGGGCTGAACGGCAGCAACCTTACCGGGTTCGCCAACATGGCCGCGTCGATCCTGAGCTATGGGGAGCTCACCCCCGAGGGCTTGCGAGATGCGGTCTGGTCTGCCGCATCGGCGGCATACAACACTGCCGGCACAATGGGCGCCAAGCTCAACAGCGCAGCCAGCGGCGGCGTGGACTATGGCGACATGGCTGATGCAGTGCGTACCGAACTGCAGGCCGAACTGACCCGCATCGTCGAGCTCGCGCAGATCCACGGCCTGGTGATCGGCACCGATCTGGTTGTGTCTGCCACATCAAGGGTGGCCGGTGATGTCACTCAATCCATCAGCGAGGCGGCCGGCATCGTCACGGTGACGCGATCGTGACCTCGTTTCCCCTTGGCATTGCGCTTCAGGGGTTCGCCCTCACGCCAATCGCCCTGGCGGTGCAGGGCCTGATCGCCGTCCTGCAAGAGGAAGAGGAAAAGAGGCAGCAGGTTTACGGCGGCAAGCGAAAGCGCCAGGTCCGTGCCAGGCCGGCCCGCCAGGTTGAATCAGACGAAGAAATCCGAAGGATCGTCGAGGACAAGTGGGAGGCGATCGAGGCGGCCGATGCCCTCGACGTACAGCGCAAGCAGGCCGCCAAACCGGCTGTACCGGCAAAGGTGGTGCAAGTCACCCCACCGGCGCCGGATCTGCCAATGCGGCCCACCGCGATGGTTCAAGCGCCGCCCGTGGTTACGGTTCCAGAAGTTGACCATGCCGTCCAGCGCGCCGCACAGATGCGATCGAGAGAGATAAAAAACGTGACAAGCATGGCAGATTTGGCTTTGCACCTATCCCTCTTATGGAGTAAATAACCATGCCCGCACGCATCCTCACAGCCGACCGCACGGCAATGGCCCAGGCCCTGATCACCGCCTGGGGATCTGGCGTCAAGATTAAACTGTATGACGGCGCCATGCCCACCAATCTCGGGACGCCAGCAGGCGCTTTGAAAGCTACGCTGACCAACTCCGGCACCATTGGCACCGCGACCGCTGGCGGTATCGACATCGACGAGGCCGGGTTTACGCAGAGCAACGGATCGCACGTCAGTGGCACGCCGACCTTTGCACGCATCACCACCAGTGGCGATGTGGCCAAGATGGACATCCCGATTGGCACTGGGACCGATGAGTGGGATTTCACTGGCTCTGTGGCGACTGGCCAGAATGTCACACTGACCGGCCTGTCGATCACGATGCCCAACGCCACCGCCTGATCGAGGTCTGGCGTGGCTTCTCCAGTCGCTGACACTTACAGCGCGCCGTCTGGCGTGCCTGTCTATGGTGGTCGCTATGGCCTCGGCGGGCGGCTGTCTGGAGAGGCGCTGCTGGCTGGTTTGCAGGCCGATGGTGGCATGGGTACGCTGGTGTCGGGACTGTCGGGTGAGGGGGTGCTTGCTGGGATGGTTGCCGGCGGTGGCATGGAGGGGTATTACGTTCCAACGTGGAGGCAGGGCATGACCCCGCTGACATGGTACGAGGTTGGTGGCAATACTTTGAATGACATTCGCCCTACCAACGACCCTGCCGTCAACCCAAACTTTCCCAGCACCGCGCCATGGGCGCAGCTTTCTCCGCAAGCGTCACTCATCACAGACTGGGGCGGCGGTGCATGGGATGAGGCAAACCAGCGGTTCTGGGTGGCGGGTGGAGGGCACTCGGGGTATCTTGGAAACGAGCCTTACACCATCGACTTGGACGCCGACAACCCGGTGTGGGTCATGCGCGGATACCCAACGGGCAGCATTCAGCGCCCAGTGACTACGGTCGCTGCACGCGATGCCGTAGATACAGAGGTCGGTCAAGATGGCAGGCCGCTGTCTGTTCACACCTACGGATTCCTGACCATCCTTTCAAACAGTCGGATGTTCATGGGGTACGGTACGTTTGCGTTCGACTCCAGCGGCACTGCTACCGCAGAGTTTGATCCCGTCACGGATGATTGGGATATGACGACAGGGCGGTACACCGTCAGCGGCAGCCAGGCCGAGGTTCTCGGGAGTGTGGAGTACGACCCCGTTCGCAACGTGGTGTGGGCTGTGGCAAACCGCAGCGTTACGCGCTATGACGTGGCAACGAAGATCGCCACGCGACCCATGTACTCATACAGCGGGGGTATTACTGGCGCGGTTCTCAGGTACATGCCGGAGCATGATCTGTTCGCAATTTTTAGCAGCACTGCAAACTCCTTTGGCAGCGGCAAGCATGTGACCATTCTGG